GCGGGGCTGAGTACAATTCCGCAGGGCAACGGCTCGCACCGCGCGAGCAATGGGGTGAGGAGACGGGCGAGCATCCCGACGACGTGGCGCGGGCGTTCACCGCTGACCCTTAGATCTAACGAGGTCCGCATCCCTGGTCGCAGGGGGTCGGTGGGTAAGTCAGAAGCCTCGGGGGTAACCTCGGGGCTTTTGGCGTTTGGGGGACTACCGGGAACGGGGTCACGTCGCGACGCTGGGAGCGTGCTGGGTTGCTCGCGCGAGTGTGGAGCCAGCAGGCCTGCGGGTGACTACCGGGGCCGGTGTCACCTATCGCGCCCGGGTCCGCGAAAGTCAGCTCGGGCGGGTCGAGCTGCAAACAGGCCGGAAAGGGGGGTATGGGGGGGGGGTGCGTCGCCAGGGCGGCAACACGGGGTGCTAGGCGGGCGGGAGTGCGGTCAACGCGCGGACTAGCAGGGTCCGCACTGCGGTGACCACGGCGCGGGCGTCCTCTTCGCGGGGTGCGCGGTACTGCGCTGCACCGGGGCGGGCGACGACGTACGCATGGAGGCGGGTTCGGCTGATACCTGACTCGCGCGCAACCGCCTCTAGCGTGCCGGGGTACGCCTTCACGGCGGTCTCAATGGTCTCTTGGGGGGTCATCGGGAAGCCTCGCGGTTGGCGCGGCACTCTGCGGCGCATCGGTCCATGAGGGTCGCGAGTGCTTCGCGGGGGCATGCCGCGTCGTATCGGAAGTAGCAGACGATTCCCGCATTGCGCGGAACCTTGCCTGCCGTGTGGACGCGGATCACGGCGTCATCATCAAGGGAGATGATGCAGATGGCGCGGGGGTATGCCTTCTCTCGAAGTGCGGCGCGGTATAGCGCGTAGGCTACGATCTCGACGGCGCGGTCTTCGGTGTAGAGGGGGCGGGACGTGTAGATGGCCATAGGGTGGTCTCCTTCGGGCGCTCAGCCCGTCTTGGGATGATCCCCTTCTACGCTGATGGTTGGGGTGGTCAATACGAAATCGTAATGGCGGCGAAGATGCAATGGGGTTGCAAGTGCAAGTGGGTTGCAAGTTGCCGGGGAACGGGATGGTCAAGCGAGGTTGACGAATTGGTCAAGCAAGGTTGACTAAGTGGGGAGGGAGGGCTTGGTTCCCTTCACCCTCTTGCAATCGGGTTGCATCTGCAAACAGTTTGCAAGTTCGCCGAGACGTGCCTCGTGGCGAGAATCGTGACCGCTCAGTCACCATTTCGCCTTGATACTCGCCAAACAACGGCACGACCACGGCGTGGTTAAGGCGCACTGCGGACTCTAGGACGCTGTAAGCATCGGCATTGCCAGCAACCTGGCTTGCCACAGAGTAGGGGTTCAAAAGGGGGGGGTAGGGGGTCATAAAAAACGAACGTTCGTTTTGTTTTGCGCACGGCACGTTGACCCCCGGGGGCACCACCGCCCGCGCGGGGCGCGAACTTGTACCCATAATGGGTAAGCCCACTCCACCCTCCCGCCTAGTACCCCCTGCACCTGCGCAACGTCTTGGAACCATTGGCGTTGCCAGTTCCGATAGGCGCAAAACCCCCTGCTACCGTTGCGCGAGGTCCAGCGATATCGCGGGGTTGGGCGGCTCCATGAGCGCAATACCACCCAGGGCACCAGCGCCTTGGGGAGCTACGGCTGCCACCACGTATCGCGCTGGCGGGGTCTCGTGTGGATGGGAGCGGGCGCGTTCGACGCGGCTTCTGCGAGGCAGAGCCGTTCGAGGAGGTTGAAGGTGGCGAGGAGCGCGGCGTCTCGGCTGGTGGAGGCGGTGCCGTAGGCGCGGAGGTCGGGGTCGTCTGGGGAGGCGTGGTCGCCGTGGTCTGTGACGTGGGCGCTTTTGTGGACGCCGAGGCCGTGGACCGTGAGGCACGCGGAGTCGTGGCCGGTAGCGGTGATGGTGAGCGTGAAGGGGTGCCGAGTGCGGGAGTAGGTGGGCACTCGGCGGTGGGTGAGGACAGGGGAGAGTGTGTGGTTGTGGGCGAATTCTTCGAGATCCATGTCCCCTATTCCTGAGAGCTTCGCTCCACTCCGTTCCTCGCTTTCGCTTCGGATACTCGTGAGTGCTCGCTCTCTGCCCGCCCCCTCACCCAGCGTATCATGGGGGAAGTGGGGGGTGGAAGAGGGAAAGTGGTGGTTGTGGGGAGGAGGTTGGTTTAGGGTTTGAGGAGGAGGTGATGACGATGCATGAGACGCTGGCGGGTGAGTTGAACGAATGGCGGGTGGCGCGCGGGCGTGCGCCTTGTTGGTTTTCTGGGTACACGTCGGAGATCGCTGAGGCGGGGGTGACAGGTATTCGGGTGCACCGGCACTCGCCGCACCAGTTCTACACGGTGTGCTATGGCTCGGTGTCTGAGGGTGGCTCTGAGTTGGACGCTGTGGTGCGTGCTCTTCACGAGAAGCTGATGGGACTGAAGGAGAGGTCGGCGACGTGGGAGGGTCGGTTGCTCCATCCTGAGTGGCTGCTCCGTGCGTTCGCGCTTGAGGAGGCGGCTCATGCGTGACGATGACGAGTGGGAGAACGTGGTTCCTCCCGGGGTGGTGGCGGGGCTGCTGAGTACGTCTGTCGGGGCTTTGGAGACGCGGCCTCGGGACGTGGAGCTGGCGCTCAATGATGGGGACGTCATTGGGGCTCGGCTCGGGGCGGCTCGCAGGTTGAATCAGCTTTTGAAGGAGTACGAGGACACGGAGCGCGTGAAAGGGCTCTCGCGGGACTCGATGGAGGTGTTGGTCAAAGGGTACACGGCGTTCGAGAAGATGGCGTCCGCGACGCACAAGGACATGGCTCCCGCGAAGGATACGGGCGGGGAGAAGACGACGGGAGACGCGGAGCTGCGGAAGGCGCTTGCGGAAGTGAAGCGCAGCCCTGGGCGTCCTCGTAAGACCTTGGCGGTCGTGTCTGGCGGGGCGCATGTCGAGGATGCGGAGTTCGTGGTGGATGCAGCGGAGGTGGACTACGGGCCTTTGGTGCATTGGGCGGGGATGAAGTTCGCGCAGTTGCCGCACGCGCTCACGGTGCTGGAGATGGTTCGGCATGGGGCGACGGTGGACATGATCCGCGAGGTGTACTCGGACGTGACGTCGTGGATGGTCGGGGACATTCGGAAGTTCTCGGAGAAGATGTTCGGCAAGCCCTTCGAGCCGCCTCCGCTTGCGCTGCGTCGTCGTGGCGGGTGGTATCGAGGTCCGCACAAGGACCGCTACAAGGTGGAGGCCGCGCCGTGAAGTCGCTCAAGGTGAAGAAGGTGCGTCCCGCGTCGGACGTGCAGCGCCAGTTCATGGCGATGTGCTGGCAGGGCGGGACCTTCGAGGGGTTCGAGTTCTTCTGTCGAACGTGCCTCAAGGTGCGTGCGCCGTCCGGGGGGACGTGGCAGTTCGTTCCGCTCATCTTGAATGAGGAGCAAGAGACCTTCGCGCAGGCGTTCATCTCGAAGCGCCTCGAAGGCAAGAAGGCGCGGTTCATTGTCCTCAAGGCGCGAAAGCTCGGGCTCTCGACGCTCATTCAGGCTTTGGGCATGTGGTACGGCGCGTTCACCGAGGGGTGGAAGACGAAGACCATTGCGCACCAGTTGAGTTCGACGAAGGAGATCGGGGACATCTCGGTTCGCATGAGCGAGCGGCTCCCCGAGGCCATCCGGGACTACATCGCGCCCGAGTATCGGAACGGCAAGCTCGTGTGGACGTCGGGCTCGGAGATCACGGTCGAGACGCAGCGGTCGGAGAATCAGGCGCGCGGCGGCACGCCCTCGCTCTTGCATATGTCGGAGGTCGCGTTCTGGGACGAGAACCGTAAGGACGGCTCGGCTGAAGGAACGATGACGGCGCTCTTCGGGGCGCTCGAAGAGGAAGGGGGCGGCTCATCGACGGCGGTGGTCATCGAGACCACAGCGAACGGCGTGGGTGGCACGTTTCATACGCGGTGGATCGCGGCGCAGCGCCCGGAGTCCGAGTGGGTGCCCTTCTTCTTCCCGTGGCAGAACGCGCAGAAGCATCAGCTTCAGGACGCGACGGAGATGGACGCGGCGCTGTCTGCGATCCTGCGCGACCCGTTGGTGAGCCGAGACGCGAAGATTCGGTCGGTGCTCGATGCGGGCATGGGCGCGGCCTTCGATGAGGAATGGGCTAGGCGGGCTGCGGACTTCGGGCTGAACGTGGCGCAGCTTCGGTGGGCGGTCGCAAAAGCGGACGAAATGGGGTCGATGCAGAAGTTCGACCAGGAGTACCCGATGAGCGCGGACCTCGCGTTCATTTCGTCGGGGCGCTTGGTGCTGGACACGATGACGCTGAAGAAGGTGGTGGCGTCTGTGACTGCGCCGGTCATGAAGACCGGGCCGCTCTCGGCGGTGCCTGTGCCTGACATCGAGGATGGTCCGCTCAAGTGGGCTGACATCGACCGGGCGACCGGCGTGGGCGAAGTGTGGTGGTGGTGGCGCTTGCCTGAGCGGACGTGGCGCGGGCGCTACGCGGTGGGCGTTGATCCGTCGATGGGGTCGGGCAAGGACCGCGCGTGCATTTCCGTAAAGGACCTCATGCTCAACGAGCAGGTCGCGGAGTTCTACTGCGAGCACACGACGCCTGACGTGTTGGCGCGGCAGGCAATGATCGTGGGGCACCTGTTCGGGAATGCGCTACTGGTCATCGAGATCAACGGGCCGGGGAACGTGGTCGTGAACGATGTCCTCAAGGCGGGCTACCCAGCGGTTTACCGTCGCGCCATCATCGAGTCGAACCTCGGGGGCGAGGTTTCGTGGGTGCGCCAGTTTGGGGTCTACATGGATGAGCGGAATCGGACGCTCATCGTGGATGGGCTCGTGCGCGGGCTGAAGGAAGGGACAAGCCTCATCCGGTCGCACCGGGCGCTCGAAGAGTTCCGCACGTTCCGGTTCGATGCGAAGGGCAAGCCCGACCACGAGAAGGGGAAGCACTCGGATGCCATTATGGCGGCGGGGCTCGCGGAGTACGGGCGCGGCCAAGCGGGTGAGATGGAGCAAGTGGACGTGGTGACGGGAACGCCGCTGCGCGAGGTGCCGTCGCTTCGGGACATGCGGGAGAAGTGGACCGCGAACGCGCGCCGGCAAGACCCGTACTTTGGGAATCGCACATGAGATGGGTCATGGCCCTCTGGGCGTGGCTGAGGTCGAAGTGGGAAGCGCGCCGATTGCGTGGCGGGACCGCGCCGAAGGAGGCGCAGCATGAAGGCGGGGCATTGGCCGGCGCTCTTCACGCCGGGCGGGACGATGAGACGGAAACCTCGGGCGGCTTCGTTGACGTCGGCGCTGCTTCCCGAGGGGAAACGGAGTCACACGAGACGGCGCTTGTCAATCCTCCTCTGGACGGCGAAAGTAGCGACGCGGAGTGGGACGACTTTCTGTCAGACCCTCGGCAGCAGGCGCGGTTCCGCGCGGCGTGGGAACGACATGAGCGCGCGAAGAAGCGCGGGGAGGTGCCGTGATGGAGTGGCTGTTGCCGGTGCTAGGTGGTCTGTTCACGTCGTTAGTGAACACGGGTGGGTTCGCAAACACAGGCGGCAAGCAGTCTGAGCCGAAGCAGGAGCGCACGCCGCTTCAGCCGATGGGGAGCAAGGCGTCGGGTATGACTCGGCAGCGCCGGAACCCCTACGCAGACGCGGTGGCGGGCGGCATGGGCGGCGGCATGAGCGGCGACCCCGGCATGATTCGACTCGAAGCGGCGCGCTCGCTTCGTCAGGGAGCGTGACATGTACAAGATGATGAACGCAGAGGAGCGCGCTCGGAAGAAGGCGCAGGGCGAGCAGATGCAAGCGGGGTTGACGGCGACGTCGGACCCTGCGGCGGCTCGTGCGGCGGCGGCGAAGCAGCTCGTCGAAGAGGCGGCGGCTCGCGCGTCGGGGCAAGCGCCGGTCAAGGACCCGGGGCAAGTGCGCCTCGAAGGGATGCAGCGTCGGCGGGTCGGCGGGCGCACCGTGGCTGACGTGCTAGCGTCGCTGACGGGACTCCCCGGTGGGCCGACCCCGATGGTCCCGCAACCCGGCAAGAAGGCGGCGAGGCCCCTGTGAGTCTACTCCCTGACGCCACCGACGAGGCCATCGTCGATTTCTACCAGACTCGCGATGAGCAAGAGCTGACGTCGGCGGTGGTGACGCGCGTCGAGCGGCAGAAGCTACTTCAGCAGGGCTGGGTCGGTGACGCCTGGGTCGCGTGGGCGTATTGGGCGAACCGCCCGTGGTCGCTTTGGAATCGCACGATGGAGCGCCTCGACGCGCTTCCGGGCGAGTATGAGAATCAGATCCGGATCTCGCTGAACTACATCCGCAAGGCGGTGAACGCGCGGGTGAGCAAGCTGACCGCGCATCAGCCGGGGTGGCAAGTCGGGCCGGCGACTGCGGACGAGACGGATGCGCAGAAGGCGCGGGCGTGCGAGTCGCTCCTGACGTACATCTACCACCACGAGAACATGCGGGCGAAGTGCCCCGAGTTTGTGCGGTGGGCCGAGGTCACGGGCGCGGGCGTGTTCCGCGTGGAGTGGGATCGTTTGGCCGGCGAGCCAGTGCCGGCGCACGACGAAGTGACGGGGGAGATCGTGCTTGGCGCGGACGGTCAGCCCGTCATGGTGCCGTCAGGGTTCCCAAAGATTACGGCGTGCTCGCCCATGGCGGTGTACTTCGACCCTGCGGCGTCTGATCAGAACCTCGCGGACTGTCGATGGGTGGCCGAGGTGTCGTTTGTCTCGGTGGAAGCAGCGCGGGAGCAATGGCCCGACAAGGCGGCGTACATCAAGCCCTCGTCGCCGTCGCGCCCCGATCCGCTGACCATGGAGACACTCGGCTACACGCCTTCGATGCAGATGGACGACATCGACCGGGTGGTGATCTACACCTACTACGAGCGCCCGTCGAAGAAGTACCCTGAGGGGTTGTTTGTCGCGACGACCGACTCGGTGCTTCTGGAGAAGCTGGAGAAGTTGCCGCTCGGTGGGGAGCTTCCCTACGCCATCATGCGGGTGAACCCGTACCCCGGCCATCTCTACGGCCAGGGCATGGTCGAAGACCTGAAGCCCATTCAGTCGATGGTGAACCGGCAGGAGAGCAAGCGGCTAGAGCTTGTGGACCTGCACGCGAACCCGAAATGGCTGGTCGAGCGCGGCTCGGTGTCGCGCAAGCAGTTCACCAATCAGCCGGGCGAGGTCATCGAGTACGACCGTGGCTCGCGCCGACCTGAACTCATGCAGCCCCCGCCGCTGAGCCCCGAGCATGAGCGGCTAGCGACGCAGGGCATTGAGCACATCGCGTCGCTCTCCGGTGTAAGCGAGATCACCATGAACGGCGCACCGGCTTCGATGTCGGGGCGCATGGCGCAGTTCCAAGCGGAGATGGAGGCGTCGCAGCTTTCGCTCGACTCCGGGGAGCTGGAATTGGCGATGTCGCGGGTTGGGATGCTCTGCCTGCGGCTGTGTCACGAGTTCATGCCGCCTGAAATGACCATTCGCATCATCGGGGAGGAGAACCGCCTTGAAGCGGTGCAGTTCTACCGAGACGCGATTCGTTCGACGGACGTGCGCATCGAGCCACAGTCGATGCAGGTCAAGCACCCGTCAGTGCAACGCGAAGCCGTGATGATGGCGTTCGAGCGCGGCATCCTGGGCGATCCGAACGACCCGGAGATCAAGCGGGAAGCGCGGCGCATGATGGAGTTCGGCGGCGACAAGATCATCAACGGCGACCGCGTGCCCGAGCGCATGTACCAGGAGGAGGAGAACTACGCGATGAGCCTCGGCCACGAGGCCAAGGTGCAGCCGCAGGAGGACCACGCGACGCACATCTCGTCGATCAAGGCGTTCATGTCGTCCGTGGCGTATCGGATGCTGTCGCCCGACATTCAGACGCGCTTCATGCAGCATCTCGCGATGCACGAGGCGTACAAGATGATGGCGGCGAACGGACAGCCGTGGTGGATGAGCTACCTCCCCGGGGACATGCAAGCGCAGGTCTTTCCGCAGGGCGTCCCCGCGCCTCCGATGCCCGAGGGCTCCGCGCCCTCCGCGCCGCAGATGCCCGTCGATGCGTTTGGTCTCGACCCCGCAGACGCGGCGGCGATGCAGTCGCAGGACGCGCAAAGCCTCGCGGCGGCGGCGGCACTGGCGGCGCAAGGCTCCACGCCTCGCACGGTGCAGGAGAACCAGCCGCTTCAGCAAGCCGCGCCGATTCGCACCATTGGCGGGCAAACGCCTCCGACAGGTGGCGCGGGCGGGTGGGGCGTCGCGTGAACGAGCCCGAGGTGATGGCCTGGGTTGAGGACGGCGTGCTTATTCTGGCGAAGTGGTGCTGCGGCATTCCGTGGCCTCCCGACTTTTTGATTGGGGACTGGTCGCCTAGCATCATCACGGGCGTTTCGTAAACGAACAGACGTTCGGAATTGAGAACAAGCGTTCGTTTTGCTCTTGCGCTTTGCGAGCGTCGTGCTCTAGCCTGCCCCCGAGACGGACGGCCTACGGGCCACGAGGGCAAGCATGGACGACGAGAACCAATTACCATCAGGAGGCGGCGGGCTGTTTGGCTCGTCTGCCATCGCTGAGTCGATGTCTTTCATGGGCGCTGGCAACGCGGAGACCGCCGAGGCGCTGACGCCCGTGGACGCGCCGGTTGCGGCGACGTCCGGGACGCCGGCTGAGCCTGCGGCTGAGACGCCGGCAGAGCCCGCTGCGGAAGCGGCTCCCGAGGCCCCTGTTGAGCCCGAGGTGCTTCCGAAGCGTGGCGGGCCAAGCCCGGTGCTTCGCGAGTACATCAAGGCGCAGGAGGAGCGGGCTAAGCGCGCCGAGGCGCTGCTCGAAGCGCAGCGTGCGGAGACCGCGAAGCTGCTCGAAGCCGTGCAGGCGCTCACGTCGAACCGTGCGCCGCAAACCGCTGAAGCGGACGACGAGCCCGAAGAGGAGCCGCTCGACCCGCTGGAGCGCGACCTCAAGGCCATGCGCGCCAAGGTCGAAGCCATGGAGCGCGCGCAAGCCGAGCGCGAAGCGCAGATGCAGCAGGCTCGCTACGAGCGCACGCTGCAAGCCGCGCGCAACGAGATCGTGTCCGAGGTCGATGCCGTCGTGAAGGAGTTCCCTGAGCTTGGGGAGTTCCGCAACGAGGTCTACGCCAACGTGGCGCTGAACTCGGAGCAATCGCGCATCGCTGGGAGCAACGTGAAAGAGCTTCCCGTGGCCGAGATTGCGCGTCAGTTCGCGCGCCGGCTCGGGCTCGTCAAAGCAAAGGCGGCTCCTGCGGCAACGCCCGCTGCGCCCCTCGCGCGTCCCGCTGCGGCGCAAACCAAACCACCGACGCCGGGCAGTCCAGCGCCGGTTCCTCGACATCCATCGGCAAGCGCATCGGTTCCGAGCGCGCCGAGGGACGTGTCCAAAATGTCGTTCCAGGAACTCAACGACGCCTGGGTCAGAGGCTCATAGGAGTAGCTCGTGCCGACCACGCTTCCCAATCCCGGCGCTGCCGGAACCCCGTCTTCGCCCGGGAGTGCGGATGCGCTCCTCAAGGACTTTTACCTTCCCAAGATCGTGTCGCTCCTCAACGAGAAGCACGAGCTTCTGAAGAAGCTGGGCCGCGACCCGAGCAAGTTCTCGGGCCGTCAGGTCAAGTTCCCGGTGACGACGGGCCGTGAGAACGGCATCGGCGCTCGCTCGGAGAACTCGTCTCTGCCGCGTGCGAGCGTCGCCCGCACCGTGCAGGCGTCGATCTACTCCAAGACGCTGACCGGGCGCACGCAGTTCACCGGCCAGATGATGGAGAAGTCGAAGTCTGACCGTGGCGCGTTCGCGCAGGAAGCCAAGCGTCAGATGGAGATGCTGACTGAAGGCCTGCTCGACGACACGAACCGCCAGCTCTACGGCGTGGAAGTCACCGTCAACGACGCTGACGGCACGGCATTCACCGGCAAGACGGGCCTTTTCGGCTACGTCACCAGCGGTCAAGCCTCGGCCACCCAGACGCTCTCAACCACGGCGAATCTCGTCAAGGGCATGAGCATCTGCTTCGGCACGACCGCTGAGTTTGGCTCGGGCTCGTGGTCTACGCAGGTCATCGACTCCGTGGACTCCGCGACGCAGATCACGCTGGAAAACTCGGTCACGACCGCGACGAACGACGGTGTGACGCGCGGCGACGCCGATGGCGTGGCGTTTGACGCCGAGCTGACGGGTCTGGAGTTCATTATCAAGTCGAGCGGCACCTTCCAGGGGATTTCGGCCACGACCTACCCGAACTGGAAGTCCACCGTCACCGACGCGTCCTCGGGGTACTACCTCGACGACGACCGCATCCAAGCGATGCTCGACACCATCGGTGACAACTGCGGCACCGAGCCCGACATGATCGTGTGCCATCGCACGCAGCGCCGGCTCTACCTGAGCACCCTCCTCCCGTCGAAGCGATTCGCGGGCCAGGACCTCAAGGGCGGTTTTGCGAACGGTCTCTCGTACCAGGGCGGCGACAAGCCGGTTCCGCTGTTCGTGGACAAGCACTGTCCGACCACCACGGCCTACTTCCTCAACACTGGCGACATCACCATGTTCGTCGAGCAGGACTGGCAATGGATGGAGGAGGACGGCGCGATCCTGAACCGCGTCGCGGGCAAGTTCAACTACGAAGCCACGATGACGGCCATGAAGGAACTCGGCTGCTTCCGTCGCAACTCGCACGGCAAGTACACGAACCTCGCGACCTCGTGATCTGAAGGCTGACCAAGGAGGTCTACCATGGGAATCCGACAGAATCACATCGACCGGGCGTGGCAACTCGAAGAGTTCACCCCGGCTCACTTCACCACGCTTGTTAGCACGACGCTTCGCGCCGGGCCGGAAAGCTCGATTGTGTCGCAGTTCAACAGCCTGGGTATCCCGGGCATCAACCTCGACACCAACGGCGACTCGGTTCGGCTGCTCAAGAAGCTGACGAACGTCGATACCACGCAGCGGATCTATTTCCGGGTCAACTGGACGTCCGACTCGACGACCTCGGCTCACTCGGTGGTGTGGACGATGACCTACAAGATCATCTCCCCCGACCAGGACGTGATCAGCTTCAGCTCGCCAACCGCGATGACGCCCGCGACCGTGACGGACACGGTAGGCTCAACGACGGCCTACAAGATCCGTCGCACGAACGCGCTGTACATCCCGGCTGACAGCGTGAACCGCACGGATCATGTCGCGTTGGAGTTCGAGGCGACCACGCTCACCGGGCTCACCAACTGCTACCTGCTCAACGTCGAGATGCTCTACTACCCCCGCCCGGCAATTGGGATCTCTCGTCCCTCCCCGGCCATGGCGCTTCCGTCCGACTGGACGGTGGCTTCGTAAGGAGAAGGTGACATGGCTGAACTGAACTTCCAGCACGCTTGGAAACGGGCGTGGTTCGGACCCGAAGTGTTTCTTCCAGGTGCGGGCGCAACCGACGCCGCGCCGAACACGGTGACGACGGTCCAACTGAATAGCGGTCACACGACCGGGATTGCAATTGGCGAGATCAACAGCCTGAAGCTCAACAGCTACAAGCTGAACACCAACGGCAACCTCGTTCGTGCGATCACGCAGATCCCTGACGTCAACACGGCTGCACCGGTCTTGGCGCGCGTCGTGTGGACCTCGGGGTCCTCAACGGCTGCGGATACCATCGACTGGAAGGTGTCGGTCAAGGTGCAGACGGCAGACGCCGCGCTCATCGTGTCGTCTCTGACCACCGTCACGCTGTCCGACACGGCTCTCGCGACCGCCTACTGCCTCCAGCGCACGCCGGCAGGCACGTTTGCGGCGGGCGTCATCGACAACATGGACATCTTCGTTCTGCAGGTTGAGATGCACGCGAAGGCGGTCGGTCTGAGCGAAGACATTTTCTTCCTCGGCGTCGAACTGCTTTACGTCCCGGTGGTCGTCTCCGATCTCGGGCTCGGTCTCCCGTCGCTTCCGAGCGGCTGGCCGGGGTCCTGATGCACGTCCAGACCATGACCGAGAGTCAGATGCGACGCATCCTGGCTCTCAACTGGAAGAACGAGCACTCCACGCGCCTTCAACGCGCCATTGGCTGCAAGACGCTGGTGGTCGCGTGGCGTTCCGACCTCGGTCGGTGGGTGCTCGCAAACGTCGAACGAGTCCGTGTGGGCAAGTCCTTCGGGATGCGCGCCTACGAGGAGTTCGAGGATGTTCCCGTGGTCTGGAAGGTGTGGCAGGATGACGACGGCTCCTTCCTCGACATCACCGACCCGCAACTAATACCGTACATCCGAAAGTGCGATGGCACGACGGGCGGTGCGGAACGGATGCTGGCGGCTGTCGAGGCGGGAGACGCCCGACGCGATGCGGAACTCAAGGCGGTAGCTGCGGAGGCGGCTGACGGTCTTGTGGACCACATCAAGTGGTTCCGTAACCGCGTGGACGAATCGGGCCACATCGCGCACCGCAAGGGCGGTCACGAGGGTGGCAAGATCAGCACGGCGTCTCTCTGGCGCGGCGGGGCGGTACAGCCCTTGATCGCCCTCGCGTAATCGGCCCGGGGGCGCTACCCTCCTGGCACTGACAGGAGCAACCGTTGTCCCTGACCTACTCCACCGTTCTCGCACTGGCGCAGACGCTACTCGACGACACGAGTACCGCGTCGGGCATCACGACCTCTCAATGGGTCACGCTGTTCAACGCGGCGAACCGGGACGTCTGGAGGATGCTCGTCAACGTCAACCCGTCTTACTTCCAGACCTACGGGGACATCACGTTCCCGGCCTCGACTGAGAAGATCACGCTCTCGGGCGCGAGCTACCTCAACACGACGCCGTACAAGCTGATTCAGGTCGAGGCGACGGCGATCACGGGCAACGTGACGCCGCAAAACCTCCCGCGAAAGCTCATGCCGGTGACGTTCCAAGAGCGCCCGCAGTTTCTTTCGGACATGCTGGTGAGCTTGAGTCCAGGCTCGATGGTGCCGGGGCCGTACGTCTACACCTACGACGAGGACTCGACGATGTACGTCGCGCCGCTGTCGCAGACGGCGTGTCCGATGCGGATTCACTACGTCCCTCCGCTCGCGGCGGTGACTGGCCAGTCAAACGACGTGGTGCTCGCAGGGCGGGCGCAGTCCTTCCACGACGCGGTAGCTCACCGGCTTGCGTGGTACGCCTCGGTGAAGCGCGGCGGTACGCCCGGCGTGGCAGGGCAGCTCTGGCTTGAGAGCGAGAACCTCATCAAGAACTCGGCCCCGACGCGCAACGAGGGTGAGCCCTGGCGCGTGCGTAAGGTGTCCTAATGGCAAAGCTCCGCATTACAGGGCCGTGGCGCGGAATGGACCTCCGCGACAACGGGGCAGCCGAGGGCACCGCCCGTCTCATGCTCAACATGGAGAACAAGGCGGGCGTGCTCAAGCCGCGCCAGTGCGTGTATCAGGTCTCGACGGCCATCGAGAACAATGCGCAGCTTCACTTCGTTGACCGGCCAGGGCTTCAGCGCGTCATTTTGGCGGTTGGCGTGTATGGCACGGGTCAGGTGCGCGTGGACGGGCTCGACGAGTGGGGCAACACGGTGTTTTCCAACGTGCAGCTCACTACCGAAGCAACACCGCCCATCACCACGGGGTTCCGGTGCTCCTTCATCGACACGTTCCTGCGACCAATCCCTGGTGTCGTGCCAGGACCGCCGCGCCCCGCGACGCTGATCGTAACGCCCAACGCGACGTGGGTGTACGAGCCTTTGGCTGACGCGACGACGGTGCGGATTGCAAGCATCGCGAACGATGCGGTGCAGGCGAACACAAACAATATCAACTACCTAGCATCATTGCCTCGCGGGCCTATCGCCGCGATGCACAACAACTACGTCTTCTATGCCGGGTTTCAAGACGGTGTGGACGTCATATTTGATTCGCCGCTTGAGGATGATCAGGCCGACGTGCCGGACTACATTCTGTCGCAGAATCGAGCGGCGTTGCGGCTGTCGCCCGGCTTGCTGTTGCACTCGGACCAGTTTGACCCGCTTGGCATTGCCGCGCCCAACTTTTTCTTCATTGGTGGCGAAGTCATTACCGGATTGCACTCGACGGGCGAGGTGCTGCTTGTCTTCACGAACAAGAACATCTGGGCGCTCACCGGGTACAACATCCAGACGTACTCGCTGCAACTCATCGTGCGCGGGATTGGGTGCGTGTCGCACTGGTCCATCGTGACGGTGCAGGGCGTGACGTACTTCGCCTCGGACGACGGCATCTACGCCTTCGGCGGCATGGGCGCTCCCGAGACGGTGAAGATCAGCGAGGGGCTGTCGCCGCTCTGGGACGGTTGGGACGGGCAGTCCACCTTTGTCCCCGACGCCATGCAGGCGCGGCTTGCGAGCTTCGGGTGGCCGTGGACGCTGAAGAGCGACCTGTTTCATATGACGTGCGGGCGCTACAACCGGCGAGCCAATCAAATTTGGTGGAGCTTCGCGAGCACCGGGCCGTACTCACTCAACACGCTCAACATGACGCTCGTGTACGACCTCGACACGCGCGGGTTCTCGCTGTTCTTTGCAGACCCCTCGGAGACCGAGGTCGGCTCCGGGCTGTTCGGGTTCATGTCCGACGCGATTGAAGCAGGCTCGACGTGGTACTGGTCATCGTCAGTCGGCATCCTGTATCGCTTCGACTCGCACGGGTGGGACGGCAAGGAGCAAGAGGAGAACACGCAGCGTGGCGTCCCTGCATTCTGGCTGTCGCAGCGCATTGCGCCCGATGATGCGGACTGGAAGAAGGTTCTTGACACGCGGGTCAAAGTTCTGAGCCGGGGCCAATGGGACACAGCGTACAACGACGATGCGGTCAATCTGCTTGGGAGCGGGAGCGTGCCCAAAGATTTGCCGTACTTCTGCCTGTCGGGTGAGGCCGAGGCGTTCGACCTTTACACGGATCAGGGGGTCGCTGCGACCTATTCGCAGCGCGGCAGCACGGTCACGGGCTCGCTGAACCTGCTAGCGAACGCCGGGTTTCGGACCATCGGCGGTGCCGGCGCGACGTCATCGTTCACGATCAACACGTCGAAGTGGGTGACGCGAGACTGGTTTGCGTCGCGGTGCGAAGGTCAGATCGGCGCAAAGTCGTTTCGGTTCGGACTGGTCGATGACGCCTGGGCCAACACGCGCGGGCCGAAGCTCGCGGTTGCCGCCATTGAGTTCGACATCCTCGAAGAGGGCACGACGCACCGATGAGCCGCCGTCTCCCTACGCTGAACGGCGCGCCTTCGATGGGGCTTGGCGCGGCCATGGCGGGGCTCAAGTTCGCCCGAGGCGACAAGCTGTTCTCGCCCGCGCAGGGCTCGCTGACGGCGATGCGAGCTGGTGTTGCAAACCAGGCGACGGAGCAACGGCTCGGGGCGCTCGGGTTCGTCGCAGACCCGTCCATGTCGTTCCGCGAGATCATGGGGCGCGTCATCGGGACGAAGGGGCCGGGCGCACGGGTGCTGTTCACCGAGGGCACCTATCACTTCAAGGAGATATCGAACGTCGAGATCGCACGCGACGGCGTGGAATTTATTGCCCTGTCGCCGGGGCGCACGGTGTTCCGGCGTGACACGGATGGCAGCCTTGCGGGCACGCGGGCGAACATGCTCACCGTGTCAGGGGCGTACTTCCGCATGGAGGGGATCACGCTGACGGAGCCGGGAAACGCGGACTACCCGAGCGTGTCGCTTACAGGTGGCTACGCAGCGGTACTCGGTTGCTACTTCGAAACCGTGTACGGCGCGGTCACAATTTCGTCCGACTACAACCTCGTGACGGACTGCCTTGTTGAAAACAACACAGCGGCGTCTGCCATCAACATCACGTCAGGGGCGGGCAACGTCGTCACTGACAATCGGATCGTCTGACCATGGCCTCCAAGTTCAAGTTGTACAGCACGGTGAGCACCGCTGAGACCTTTTATCGGATTTACGATCTGGTCGTGAACGTGACGTCGCAGAGCATTTACCGGCTGGTGAACGACACGGGCTCGGCTGTCGCGCTGAACAACGGCTCCGGTTTCGTCTCGTCGTTTGCTAACGCCGCAGCCGTCGCGGCTGGCTCCTACATGGTAATCGAGCCAGTGACCGCTTTGGGTGGCCGGCGACATCAGATCCGCGTCAACAACACCGGGACGACGGTGAACTCGGTGCAATTCTCCTCGCGCGGAGGGTGGACCAACGCGGGCGCGGCGTTCGGCGCATCGTCGAAGACCGACGCCACGCAGTTCAACGACGGCGCGGCACCGGGTGCGGGCTCGCAGGTGTACGTCGGGATGGGCACGTTCGCCATCGACGGCAGCAACACCGGGACCTACTTCTGGGCGAACATTCGAGACAGCGGCTCGGCCAACGCGGACCAGTTCGTCTACTGCGGCAACTACTACCCGTGGTCCATCAGCTACGACGTCAACCCGGTGTGCTTTTTGACGCGCGTTCCAACGGTTTCAGGCGCAGCGTTCGACCTCGGGCGCAACTCCGCAGACACGAACAACCTGAACCGCACGTCGGTCGAAGTGGCGCAGACGACCTCGTGGACCGCTGCCGGCTACGCGCGCATTGGGTTCTACGACGCCCCGAACACACCCGGCTCAACGTGCATCTGGCGCGACCTGCAAAGCTACTACCCGCCGCTCCCGGCGTACCTGTGGCTGCGCAACTCGGCGTGTATGGGGCATTTCGGAGACCATCTCCGCATCATCAACGACACGCTGAGCGACTACGACACGGACACGGGGGCGACGCGGCTAGTCCTCGGACACCTGTGGATGCACTATGACGAGACGCTTTGATGGCGACGATCAACGCGTACTCGCCCTACGACTTCGACTTCGTGCGGTTTATCAGGCCGACGCACGCGCCCGCGTCCATGAGCGAGTACGTCGCGGCGGGTGGCACTGTGCCTGACACGACTATCACCAGCGCGCAGTCCGTGGGACTCACCCGCGTCCGTCTCACACTCGCCGTGACCGTCCCAAGCGACTCGACGTGGACCACGGCGGGCAACTACACAATCACCCCGAGCGGCGGCGCGGCGGCGGTCACGGTCTCGTCGGCAGCAGTCGGCCATGACGGCTCGTATATCGACCTGACCACGACCTCGCACACGGCCTCTGGCGCGTACTCGGTCGCATGGACCGGGCTGACCGGGGTCGCGGCAGGGTCAGACGCCTACACGCCCGTGGCGCTTGCAACAGGGGCGCGCATCAACATCGCAAACGGCGCGACTGGAAACGTCGTTGTGGGAAACATGGTGGCGGGTGGTAGTATCACGTTCCGGGCGTCTGACGGCAACGTGGTTGACGGCAACATCGGGCACCTGATCGTGACGTGAGGCAAGCATGGCGACGCTGACCTATCCCTACACCGCTGCGAATGGCGACACGCCCGACGCGACGGACTACAACGGGAACTTCACGGCAATCAAGACGCTGCTTGAGACCACGAAGCTCGACACGGCGAACCTGAGCACGCCGTACTCGCTTCTGGCGTTGTCCTTCACGTCGCCGGCTGCGCTGGTTGGGGCGACCACCTACGTTGCGCGGTACAAGGTGCCGGCGAGCACGACGCTGATCCCGGTGTCGGTGAGCTTCAGCTTCACGACGGCCACGGCAGGCGTGCCGACCCCGACGTTCCAGTTCACTGACGATGGCGCGAACGTGCTCACGTCGGCGCTCACGGCGTCGCTCCCCGCGACCACCTACGAAAGCACCGGGTTTTCGATCACGTCCATTGCGGCGGCGTCTGACCTCGTGTTCACGATGACCGGAACGGCGGCGACGACGGCGACGGACCTGTTCGCGGTGGTCACGTTCAAAGTCCTCATCCGGGCCTGATAGGAGTCCTCGATGCAAGCTCCCGCTCCCAACACGCGCCCCCTTCGAGCCCCGCTCCGAGGCACGGGCATGACGCGCCCGAACGCGGCGGCGGCGCTTGAATCGGCGGCGAAAGCCCGTGCGAACATGCAGACGGCGCAACAGCGCGGCATGGCAGCGGGTGGGCAAAAGCCGATGGCCCCGCAGGCTCCCGCGCAGAAGCCCGGTGCAGCGCCCGCACAAGCCCCGCAGCGGCAGCAGGCAGCGCCCGCACCGCGACCGACTCCGCAGGCGTATTCCAATCCCGAGTGGAACCCGCGCGCACAAGCGGCAAGTCAGCTTTCTGGTTTGTCCATGGGCGTTCCGAAGCCAGTTCCGGTGCAGACGCCGCAGGGCTATCAGCTACCTGCGGGCAAGGCAATGGGGCTCACGATGTCGAGCGTTCCTGGGACCGCTTCGTACACTGGCGGTGCAGCGGACATCGCAAAGAAGGCAGCGATGCCGCTGTGGGGGCTCCCGGGGAAAATGCAGGGCGCAAGCCTCCCGTGGGAGGTGTCGCCATCCGAGGAGGGCTGGGACTCGCTATCGGGCGAGTTCATGCCTCCGGGCCAGCAAGTGAGCGACCCGCTCAACGACCCGTCGATGTGGTCTGACATGACCGATGAGTTCGAAGAGGACTACGGCACGCCGCAAGAGCAGAAGGCGAAGCAAGACGCGGCGCTCGCGCAGCAGCAGGCGTTCATGGAGGAGTGGGGCATGACGCCCGAGGAGTTCGCGGCGGTCATGGGCGAGGGCGGTCCCGACCTTGCCGGCCTGATGCCGGAAGGGTGGGAGGACACGGCGGCGCTCGCAGGTCTCGACGAAAGCGATTGGGCCAACGAGGCGAACCCCGGCCCCGGCTTCGCGTGGAATCCTGACACCGGCAAGTGGGAGAAGCAGGCGCTTCCTCCCGGCGTGTCGAGGGATGACCCGCGTTGGACGTTCAACGAGGAGTCGGGCCAGTGGCAGCTTCACGACTACGAGAAGGAGGGGCCGCTCGTGGACGGCGAGTACATGGGCGAGTGGACAAAGGGCCTGATCGAGTCTGACGTCGAAGACTACATGAACCCCATGCTCGAAAAGCAGAAGAAGGAGGCGTGGGACCAAGCGCAGCAGGCGAACTACGAGCTTGCGCAGGCGCTTGGCGCTCGCGGCATCGGCGCGTCGGGCCTTGCCGGCATGGGCATGGGCGACATCTACGCAGCCACGCAGGCGAACGTCCAAAGTCTGGAGTTCGACGAGTACACGGCAGCGGCAGAACGTCGCCTGAAGGAACTCCAGTTGGCGCTGAGTGGTCGCCAAGGCGACCTCTCGGCTGAGACGCAGAAGGAGCTTGCCGACAAGGCGGCAGAGCTTGAGAAGTTCCTCGCTGAGTCGCAGTACGCCCGCGAGGACCGCGACGACATCTGGACGGACATCGACAACTATGCTGCGGCGTTCGAGAAGGACGCTCCGAAGGGGTGGTCGCCTAGCAGCTTGAGTGCGTACAGGAAGTGGGCTTCCACGCCGGGGAACGACTTCTACAAAGCGGAGATTACCGTAAGCGGTGATTCCGTCATCTTTGATGAGAAGGCGTCGAATCAAAACATGAAGGATGCAGGGTACCAAGGCGGGACCACGCCGGCCAATCCGATGCAAGTCGGGTTCGACGAGTCGTGGCTCGATACCCCGGAGTCGGCGTATGACGCTTATGTCGAGGGAGCCAAGAGTGTCGGCGCGCCCCGGATGAGTTACGCACAGTTCGCCGCGTGGGTGTGGGAGAACTACAAGGTGCAGTTGCCGGCAGGCGGGACTGGCCCTAGCGGCGGTTCCGGCTACCAAAGCAAGGATGGCGACGCGGACTACGGCGACGGCGACGGGGCTCCTGCGGGCATGACGCAAGAGGAGTTCAACGCTTGGTTCGAGGACGAGTACGGAATCGAAGGGACTGAGGAGTAGGCCATGGCAATCCGACCCGTATCCTTTCTCGCTCAAGCCGCCGCGCAGCGTCACGCCTCGCGCGAGAACGAGTCGCAGCGCAAGTTCCAGAAGGAGCAGGCGCTACGCGACTTCGGGATGAACGTGGGCCAGTCGCTCATCGCAAGCCTCGGCAACTTCGGGGCGCAGGCGGGCGCGGACGCGATTCGCTTCAACCGCGAAGAGCCGTTCAAGATGCTGGAGCAGGACATCAACCCAATGCCGGATGTGGTGGAGGTTCCGTCCACCGTGGGCACGGGTGCGGCTGACGCACTGAGCAAGGCCGCGATGGCGCGCACGCAGACGCCGCCCCCGGCCACGCCACCTCCGGTCTCGGAGTTCACGCCGAAGCCGGTGGTGCCGAAGGCTGCGCCCGTGGCGTCGCGCCCGCCTTTGGTCATGCCTGAGATGGCAGGGGCTCCGTCGCGCGCTCCTGCGTCACCGCCAGCGCCAAGCGCCCCTCCGCAGGACGCAGCGCCGAAGTTCGACGCTCTGGAGTACATGCGCAACCCATCCTCGGTGGCACCGATAAAGCCTCGTCCCGAGGTGCTTCCGCCCGCGCCCGCACAAGCGCCCGCCGCGCCTCCGTCTCCCATGGAGCAAGCCCGCAAAATGGCGCGCCCTGGTGAGACGGTCTCGGTGTCGCAGTCGTCGCGTGGCAGCGTGGCTCCCGAGGTGCGCCTCAAGGCACTTCAGGACATGGATCGCATCGCGCAGCGGTGGACCAGCGGCGTTCCGCTTCGGTTCCAGAAGAAGGATGGCTCGGAGGTGACGCCCCGCGAAGCGGCGTTTGCCACGGCCTACGCCATGAACGCGGACCTGAAGAAGCTGGAGATGCTGAAGATGCAGGGCTCGATTGAGGCCGAAGAGGCCAACTCGCTGTCCGCGCGCATCAAGGCTCAAGCGGAGGGCGAGGCGGCGACGACGAAGGCTAATGCCTACGAGCGCGAGAAGGCTTCAACCGCTTGGAAGAACACGGGTAGCGCCGCGAAGAGCGTGACGCAGAACTACGACCGAAGCGGGCGTCTCCTGTCCGGTGCCCCGCGCGAGTTCGTGGTGACGAACGACCCGAACGCGCCGATGTGGCCCTCCGTGGAGTCGGTGCCTGATCCCGAGCGTCCGCAGTACGGCGGCGGCAGAGGCGGCGGTGCGCCGCGCACGTCGGCCATGTTCCCTGACGCGACCGAGGTGTGGGCGCAGCAGTATTCCGAGACTCGGAATGACCGTGGTCAGAATCTTCAGGAGGCCGTTGTGCTTCCCGAGGAGTACCTTGACATGGCCGATCCGAAGATCGGCAAGTTCAAGTACATCAACCGCGCCGACGCCCCGGCGATCAAGAAGGCGCTCGATGCTGGTGATTGGCAGACCGCGCAGTCGCTTTTCAAGGAGGCCAACGCGCGCTTTGCCAAGGGCGGTGCAGCGGCGACCGAGATGGTGCTCCCGCCCCGCACGCTCACCAAGGATGCGGAAAACGACGCAGCGGCAGCGGCAGCGGCAGCCGAGAAGGCTGAGCGAGCCAAAGTAACGGCACGCGCGAAGGCGGTGCAGGATGCCGAGGCGGCGCGCAGTAGCGTCATGCAGAAGCCGTCGATGGGAAGCCTGTTCCCGGGGCTCAAGCCGAAGAAGGCAGCGGCGGCGTACGCAGCGGCGATGTCGGGTAGCACGATTGCGCCCGACGGCGTGCCTCCCGAGGCGTGGGAAGCGGGCTTGCAGTCCGCGAAGCCGTACCTCGACTCGGTGCGCCCACGTCGTGGCAAGTACGAGGCCGCGTACAAGGCGTGGATCGCCAACGGCGGCACGCCCGAGGAGTGGGAGGCAACGGTCCCTCCGTTCCCTGGCGCGTCAACGCCCGCGCCCGGCCCGTCCGAGCAAAGCCCCGGTCAGCTCCCGCCACCCGGCGACGAGTCGAAGGTGGACGAACTGTTCCAGAAGATCGAGTCGCAGCCGTGGAGCGCGGAGCGCAAAAAGCGCGTGTTCCTGATGCGCGCCAAAGAGGCCGGGCTCGCGTGAGCACGCTTTCGCGGTAGCGTCAAGGGTGCTACCGTGCCGGCATGGCGCAACCCGACGACGAATACGGCAGCGGTTTCGAGATTGGCAAGACTCTTGGCGGGTTGTTCGCAACGCCGCCATCGGCACGGGAGAAGCCGCGCAGTCCGCAAGGGCTGAAGCTCGTTGACCAGTACGCGGGGCGCTTCAGCGACACGTCGAAGCAACTCGGCGCGGGTGTCGCCAGGACCTTCACGTCCCCATCCGATTTCTTCGAGCCGCAGAAGTGGCAAGAGGCACAGAGCGAGGCGAGCGAGCTTGCCAAGCAAACGCCCGAGTTCAACGCGGCCAAGCTGCGCGCGCTTCAGGGTGGCGTCGGCCTCCCGACCTACAACAAGCCTGACGCGCCACTGAGGTCCGAGCTTCCTGCGGGCACTGAGCCATGGGCCGCGCAACCGTCGCCGGGCACCGCTGCACCCGTCCTCGACGTGCCGGTCAGGCAGGATGACGACACAGACTACTTCGTGCGTCAGGACATCCTGAAGACGAAGGCTCCCGACCTCGCTGAGTTTCGGAAGAAGCCCGGGTTCGGCACGGTGTCGGTCAAGAATCAGGAGGGCGAGTACGGCGAGGAGAAGGCTCCTCTTGAGGCCGAGACCGATTGGGCTAGTGAGTTCATCGCCAAGCCGACGCAGTTTGGCACGCTGAGCGAGCCGACGCTTGGCGAGCAAGTGGCGATGTACCCGTTTGCGCTTGGTGCAGGGCTCACCGAGAAGGCGTTCGAGACGGTGGGTCTTGATACACCTGAGCGCGCCATACCGCTCGGCGGCGGCGGCATCTACGGCTACGAGACGGGGCGCGACGCTCCCGAGGTGCTGGCGCGCTTCCCGGAGGAGTTTGTCGGCGCTGCGACGAAGCGGATCGCCAAGGGCGCGCAAGCGTTCATGGACACTCCGACGACGCAGGAGGGTGTTCTCGGCGCGGTCGAGGATTTTTCGACGGCCACGGGCAACGCCCTTGAGGCGATGACGGACATCCCGCGCAAGGCGTTCGAGTGGGACGCGAACGACTACTT